AAATTACATTTGGGTATGATGTTTGGTGGTAAAGGAGTATTTAAAGATTCAGATGCATTCTATCAAGAAAGTGGTGGTGTAAAAGTAGATAGAGATTCATTATCTAAATGTTTACCATTCAAAAATAAAGAAGGTATGATTAAAAACTTTAAAGTGGGTGAAGAAACTGAACAAACTCAACGTGGTGGTACTGCTATTACTGGTGGTTCTAAGATAATTTACGCAGTAACACAAGATGGTAAAGAATATCCTATTGGTGAAAAGAAACAACGTTCTAAAACAGGAATATTAGGAAAATTATCGACGGTATATAATTACCATCCATCTTTACAGAAATGTTTGAAGAAGCAATAACGGAGAGAATGAGTGAGAACGCAACTATTATGTACTTTTACAACTGAAGCTTCGTTTGAAGATTTATTAACTAAGATTTTTGATGGATACCAACTATTCAGTAGAAAGATATTCATTCTTAAATTAGAACCATCTAAAGAATTGGTGATTAGTTACAATATCATACCAAACAGAGAAAATAGGTTTTTACCTAACAGTATAATGGTACACAGAAAAAAAGAATCAAACACTATTTACACAATCAACGCATTAAACCGATTGATTAAAGAACTAAATGGTGGTAAAGAAGATAAAACATATCAAGTCAATTGGAACGATTATCGTAATTCAATGATTCTCACCGATGGTGATGGATACAAAATTATGGGTACAAAATTGTTCCGAATAGTTGACGTTAATTAAAAAATTTTAATATTTATAGTATATGGAAGAATGTAATTGCGATAACTGTATTTGTGAATCTAAAGAGGAGTGTAGCTCATCTTGTGGTTCGAACAATCAATGTGATTGTTGTAAATAAATTTGGTAGTTTAAAATATTTTTCGTATATTGTAACCAAATCAACACTTGGGATTAAATAGTGGTGTTGAAAATAAAAATTGAAATATATTTGGAAGTTTGAAAAAACTTTCGTATATTTGTATAAATAATAAATGTTTAACTAAAAAATGGAGTAATTATGGCAATTGATTTAAACGCTATCCGAAACCGTTTGGACAGTCTACAAACGAAAACTACAAAGACTGATAATTTATGGAAGCCGAAACCAGGCAAGCAGCAGGTAAGAATCGTACCTTATGTACACAATCCATCAAATCCTTTCATTGAACTATTTTTCCACTACAACTTTGGTGGTAAGAATATTCTATCACCTCAGACACATGGTGAGGCAGACCCATTAGTGGAGTTCGCTGACCAATTGAAATCAACTGGTGATAGAAACGATTGGAATCTTTCAAAACAACTTACACCAAAAATGAGAACTTATGTTCCCGTATTGGTAAGAGGTGAAGAATCCGAAGGTGTTAAGTTTTGGGGATTTGGTAAAACTGTATATCAAGAACTTCTTGCTTTCTTTGCAGACCCTGATTATGGTGATTTAACAGACCCAACTAATGGTAGAGATATCACTGTTGAGTTTAAAACCGCAAAAGAATTAGGAAAGAACTATCCTGAAACTTACATCAGAGTTAAACCAAACCAAACTCCTATCACCGAAGATAAGAATGTATTGGAAAACATCAAAGACCAAATTGAACTTCCAAATATGTTCAAAAAGTACACTTACGATGATATGAAAGGTTTGTTGGAAACTTGGATGGAAACTGGACAAGTTGGTGAGGAAACTAAGGAAGAAGAAACTCAACCTACTCAAACAACTACAGAAGCAGCTCCTCAACCGGCAGCAGCATCCACAACTGATGTGAAAGACGCATTTGAAGATTTATTTAACAATTAATATTTAAGTTACTATGGCTAAAACAAATCGTGATGAATTATCATCGATTTTAGCAGATAACCTGAACAAAAAGTTCAAAGGGCAATCGAAAGTAGCTTACTTCCTTGATGGCTCCGAGCAGACACCCACCGATTTAACCGAGTGGGTGTCTACTGGAGATGATATGCTAGATTTAGCAATATCTAATCGACCAAATGGTGGATTTCCTGTAGGTAGAATTGTTGAGGTTACGGGACTAGAAGCGAGTGGTAAATCTCTCTTATCAGCACATACATTAGCTAACACTCAGAAAAAAGGTGGGTTAGCAGTGTACATTGATACAGAGAATGCAATTAATCAAGAATTCTTAGAAGCATTGGGTGTTGATACTCAGAAGTTACTCTACGTTCCATTGGAAACTGTAGAAGATATCTTCGATGCTATGGATTCTATTATCGAATCTATCCGTAAATCAGATAAGGATAGATTAGTAACCATTGTGGTTGATTCAGTAGCAGCAGCTACTACAAAGGTAGAGTTATCTGCTGATTATGACCAAGCGGGTTACGCAACTCAGAAAGCAATCATTATCTCAAAGGCGATGAGAAAGATTACAAATCTCATTGGTAGAGAACGGATTTTGGTTGTATTTACAAATCAACTTAGAGTTAGAATGGGTGTATCATTTGGAGACCCTTATACTACATCGGGTGGTAAAGCATTAGGTTTCCACGCATCTTGTAGATTGAGAATGAAACAAATGGGTAAACTCAATTCTAAAGTTGGGGGTGTAGACCAAACTGTTGGTATTAAGACTAGAGTTCAAGTCATTAAGAACAGAATGGGGCCACCGCTAAGAGCAGTTGATTTTGAAATCTATTTTGATAGAGGTATTGATAGATATGGTTCGTGGTTAAATACTATGAAAACATATAAGTTAGTACAGACAAGTGGAGCATGGTATACTTGGGTTGATGAATCAACTGGAGAGGAAGTTAAGTTCCAAGCCAAAAACTTCACAAAACTATTGGAAGATAGACCAGAGGTAAAAGAACAAATGTATAACCAAATCTGTGATGCATATATCTTAGGATACAAAGAAGCATCCGAAGCAGCAAATACAGATTCAACAGAGCTAGATGATACAAACGAAATCTAATTACAAAGAAATGTTAAAAAACTTATCTAAATCATCCGTTGGTGATGTTAATGATAAGGTAATGATTGTAGATGGATTAAATTTGTTCATCAGATGCTTTGGAGCAGTTCCAACTCTGAATGATGATGGAGAACACGTCGGGGGATTAACAGGTTGTCTGTTATCCCTCGGCGCTCTTATCCGTAAAAACAAACCAACGAGAGTTTTGGTAGTGTTTGATGGTAAGGGGGGTTCACATCGTAGAAAAAAAATGTATAGTGGTTACAAAGAAGGTAGAACAGGTCTAACTAAAGTAAATAGATTGGTTGGTTATGAAGATTTGGAAGACCAAGCAGAATCTATGAAACGAAACTTTAATCTTTTGATTAAGTATTTAGAGTTCCTACCTGTTGATTTGTGTTATATTGACCACATTGAAGCAGATGATATTATGGCATATGCTGCCAGACACATTTTTGAAAAAGAAGTTATGATAATTTCCTCTGATAAAGATTTCTTACAATTGGTAGATGATAGAATCTCAGTATATTTACCAACTAAGAAGAAATGGATGCATAAAGAGGATGTAAAAGAGTTGTATGGTGTTCCATCACACAACTTAGTTTATTACAGAATATTCGATGGTGATAAATCCGATAATATTCCTGGCGTAAGGGGTATCGGACCAAAAACCTTAGTAAATAAATTAGATTTTCTTCAATCGGATGAACTTACATTAGATACCCTATTTGAAAAGGTATCTCAAATGGATGATGAGAAACTGAAAAACAAAATATTAGAGAATACTGATACTTTGAGGTTAAATTACGATTTAATGCAGTTATCTAATCCAATAATGGGTTCAGCGATTACATCAAATGTACGAAATATCATTGATTCACCAATCAACGGATTAAATTCTTTTGGATTCAAAAAAGAGTTTATGGTTGATAAACTTTACACTGCGTTTAAGAATGTAGAAACGTGGTTGGTAAATACTTGGGGTGATTTGGATAAATACTCCAAACAAACCAGAAAATAATTTGGTAGTTACAATAATAATTCGTATATTTGAATCATATGGATAAATTCGGAAACAAATTCGGAACATCGTTTCAGTTAAAGATAATATCTTGCTTGTTGACAGATAGAATATTTCTTCAACAAGTATATGATATTTTAAAACCTGAGATGTTTGATTCAGATGCTAATGAGTGGTTAGTTACTAAAACTATGGCTCACTTTGATTCTTACTCATCTTTACCTACCTTAGATGTGTTTAAAAATGAAGTAGATAAGGTTGAGAGGGATGTTCTTAAACAATCCATTATAGACAATTTAAAGCAGGTTTGGAACTTCTTAGAATCTGAGGATTTGAGTTATGTAAAAGAACAAACTTTAGAGTTCTGTAAGAATCAAACATTTAAGAACGCAATCTTAGAATCGGTTGATTTATTAAATGATGGTAAATTCGATGTAATTAAATCGAAGATTGATAATGCTATGAAAGCAGGACAAGATACCGATATTGGACATGAATATAAAGAATCTATTATTGAACGATATGAAGCTACGGTTAGAGATGTTATCCCATCAGGTTGGGATGTTATTGATGAATTGGTAGATGGTGGATTTGGTAAAGGTGAACTAATAATGTTCGCAGCACCTCCTGGCATCGGTAAATCTTGGGCTTTAGTAAATGTTGGTATGGCTGCCGCTAAGAAAGGTAAAACTGTAGTCCATTATACCTTAGAACTTAATGAAGGTTATGTTGGACAACGATATGATGCAGTATTGACTGGAATCGCAGTTCCAAATCTTAAATTTAACATTGAGGATGTTAAAAATCAAGTTGGTGGGTTGAATGGTGATATTATCGTTAAACATTGGCCTACTAAATCTGCTGGATTGAATACTATGAGAGCATCTTTGGATAAACTAAAGTTGCAAGGTAAGAATCCTGATGTGATTATTGTAGATTACGCTGATTTGTTAAAAGGTAATAGTAGAAAAGAACGACACGAAGAATTAGAAGAAATCGTAGAAGGATTACGAGGTATTGCAGGTGAATATGAGTGTCCGTTGTTTACAGCATCACAAATTAATCGTAGTGGAGCTGAAGATGATATTATTACTGGTACTAAAATCGCTGGTTCATTCTCAAAATTGATGACAGCTGATTTTGTAGTATCACTTAGTAGAAAGATTGAAGATAAATTAGCAGGTACAGGCCGTTGGCATGTAATAAAAAACAGATTTGGACCAGATGGAATGACTTTACCTTCAAAAGCAAATATGAGTAATGGTAGAATTAACATTTACTCAGATGATTCCATTGATGGTAAAAAAACCCAAAGTGATATGAACAAAGGGGAGAGTTTAGTAAGAAAAAATTTGTTACAAAAATATAATGAAATGAACTCAGATATTGGTTTTTAATCCATACTTATAATCACCGAAACGAAATTAATTTAATAAAAAGAAGATACAAAAATGACACAATTATTCACAGAACGCATACCATTTAAACCATTTGAATACCCAATCTATTATACAGAAGGTTGGTTGAAACAAGCCCAAGCATTTTGGTTACATACCGAAATCCCAATGCAGGGTGATTTAAAAGATTGGAACGAAAATCTTAATGAATCAGAAAAACATTTGGTTGGTAATATCCTTTTAGGATTCGCTCAAACTGAATGTGCCGTATCTGATTATTGGACTACTATGGTTACAAAGTGGTTTCCAAAGCACGAAATTAAACAAATGGCTATGATGTTTGGTTCGCAAGAAACTATTCACGCAACCGCTTACTCATACTTAAACGAATCTTTGGGATTAGAAGATTTCGAAGCTTTCCTACACGAACCTGCAATCGCAGAAAAGTTTGAATATCTAACCGCTACTTCAGCAGATTGGACACATGAGGATTTACAAACGAATCCTAAAGCAAGAAAAGAAGTAGCCCGTTCATTAGCTATATTCTCAGCTTTTGCAGAAGGTGTATCTCTATATAGTTCCTTTGCAGTCCTGTATTCTTTTCAGATGAGAAATCTTCTGAAAGGAATCGGACAGCAGATGAAATGGAGTGTAAGAGATGAATCACTTCACTCAAAAATGGGATGTCAATTATTCAGACATATGTGTGATGAATATCCTGAACTTTATGAAGAAGTAAAGGATGATGTTATTCAAGCAGCTAAATATATGGTTGAAATGGAACACAAATTCATCGATAAAATGTTTGAGATGGGTGATTTGGAAAATATGAAAGCAAATGATTTAAAACACTTCATATCTAAAAGAGGTAATGAAAAATTAAAAGAGTTAGGATATGAAGGTGTATTTGAGTGGAACGATAAGAAAGCATCTAATTTAGATTGGTTCTACCATCTTACAGGTGGAACAACACATACAGATTTCTTCGCAGTAAGACCTACAGATTATTCTAAAGCAGGTGAAGGTGAAGATTTCAACGATATTTGGTAAAATAAAAAAGTTACGATATGAAAGATAATACAAAAGAACGAACTCTTAATGAGATTCGGCAGACGAAAGATTCTGTATATAAACACCCATGGGAAACCGATGTGGTAACTACATTTGATGGCTTAATCAACAAAGTTATTGGTTGGGCTGATGATAAAGGTATCTTAGTTAAAGATAACGCCCCAAAACAAATGTTGAAAGTTTTGGAAGAAGTTGGTGAAACATCTGGCGCACTTCTTAAAGATAACAGAGATGAAATTGTAGATGGTATTGGTGATTCCTTTGTTACATTGATTATTCTATCAATGCAATTAGGTTTACACCCATCAGAGTGTTTGGAAGCAGCATGGAACGAAATCAAAGATAGAAAAGGTAAAACAGAAAATGGGGTGTTTATAAAAGAATGAAAAACTACGGCGCCGAATTAGGATGGGAAATAGACGTAGATTTTCCTTCTTGGGCTAACACAGAAATCTACGTTAAGACAATATCAAAAGGATACTTACTAGATGGTGAAAAACCAAAAGATGCTTATTGGAGAGTAGCAACAACTGCTGCTCGAAGATTAGGTAAACCACAAATGGCAACTAAATTCTTCGATTACATTTGGAAGGGTTGGTTGAACTTAGCAACTCCTGTTTTATCAAACACTGGTACTGATAGAGGATTACCTATCAGTTGTTTTGGTATTGATGTTGGTGATTCTATCCAAGAGATTGGTACTAAGAACTTAGAAATGATGTTACTTGCCAAACATGGTGGTGGTGTAGGTGTTGGTTTAAATATGATTAGACCAGCAGGTTCTACGATTACACAAAATGGTACATCAGATGGTGTTGTTCCATTCGCTAAGATTTATGATTCTACAATCCTTGCTACCAATCAAGGTTCTGTTAGAAGGGGAGCCGCATCTGTAAATTTGAACATAGACCACGATGATTTTGATGAGTGGATTGAAATCAGAGAACCTAAAGGTGATGTAAACAGACAATGTTTGAATTTACATCAATGTGTGGTTGTTGGTGATAAGTTTATGAGAAGATTAGAAGATGGTGATGCAGAAGCTCGTAGAAAATGGGGTAAGGTACTTCAAAAGAGAAAAGCAACTGGTGAACCATATGTAATGTTCAAAGGTAACATCAACAAACAAAATCCTGATATGTACAAAAACAATGGATTGAAAGTTCATATGACTAATATATGTTCTGAAATCACATTACATACAGATGAATCACACTCATTCGTTTGTTGTTTATCATCATTGAACTTATCAAAGTACGATGAGTGGAAACACACCGATTTGATTTACACTGCAACTTGGTTCTTAGATGGTATCTTATCTGAGTTCTTACAAAGAGCTAAGAATATGAGAGGATTCGAAAACGCAGTTCGTTCAGCAGAAAAAGGTAGAGCATTAGGATTGGGTGTTTTAGGATGGCACACTTACTTACAACAAAAAGGTATTCCATTTGATTCACTTCCAGCTCAATTCGAAACTCGTAGAATTTTCTCACAATTAAAGATAGAATCGGAAAGAGCAAGTAGAGATATGGCATCTGAATTAGGTGAACCACTTTGGTGTAAAGATAGTGGATTCAGAAACACTCACCTAAGAGCAGTTGCTCCAACTGTATCCAACTCTAAGTTGGCAGGTAACGTATCACCAGGCATCGAGCCGTGGGCAGCGAATGTATTTACGGAACAAACATCAAAAGGTACATTCATTAGAAAAAATAGAGAATTAGAAAAAGCACTTAGAAAAGCAGGTATCAACAACAAAGAAACTTGGGATAAAATCTTAGCCGATGGTGGTTCTGTACAAGATATCAAAGAATTAGATAATTGGGTATATTGTGATGGAAAACTAACTGAAGTTAATGGTGATGTAGATACTACTAAGTGTGATAAGGTAAAAGATGTATTTAAAACATTCAAAGAGATTAATCAATTAGAGTTGGTTAGACAGGCTGGTGTTAGACAACAATACATCGACCAATCAGTTTCATTGAATTTGGCATTCCCATCGGTAGCAACTCCGAAGTGGATGAATCAGGTTCACTTAGAAGCGTGGAAGCAAGGTGTAAAAACATTATATTACACCAGAACTGAATCGGTTCTAAGGGGGGATATTGCAGCACAAGCTATGGACCCAGATTGTATAAGTTGTGATGGATAAATTTTAAAAGGAGTAAGAAAATGAAGTATTTGTATTTTTCAGCCCAATGGTGTCAACCCTGTAAAACGTTAGCGCCGATTATGAACGAAGTATCATCTATTGTAGAAGTAGAAAAAATAGATGTTGATGAGGATTATGAAAGAGCTCAACAATATGGTGTTAGGAATATCCCAACAGTTGTATTGGTTGATGGTGTTAATGAAGTAAAAAGATTTATCGGAGTTCAACCACAACAAAACTATATTAATGCAGTAAAATAAATTTGGATTTTTGAAAAAAAAGTTGTATATTAGTAATAAGTTACGAAAAAGTATGGCATTAAGAGGGGAATCCCATCCACAACATAAATTAACTGAACAACAGGTTAACACAATACGAAAACTTTGGAAAGTAGGACATCGTAATGTTAGAGTGTTGGCAAGAAACAATGGAGTTTCACCTGCTAACATCCGTAGGATAGTTAAGAATGAAACGTGGACTCATCTCTTAGTGGGTGAATTTGATAAATACCAATAATGAAAGAAGTAGGAAAGAAGTATTGTGATACATCCAAATTATCAGTAAGAAAAATTTCCAAATCCGTAGCTAAAGATATAGTAGTAAAAAACCATTATTCACATTTATGGACTAAGGTATCTTACGCTATTGGTTTGTACGTTGAGGATGATTCACATCAATTCTTTAATACTTCAGAAAAACTTATAGGTGTAGCTTGTTATGGAGACCCGATTGGTAGATTGAGTGGACAATCCATAACTGAACTATTAGATAGAACAGAAGTTTTAGAATTAGTTCGATTGTTTGTATTTGATGATTATGGTTCAAATATAGAGAGTTGGTTCTTAGGTAAAACCTTTCAATGGTTAAGAGAGAACGCACCACATATCAAAGGATTGATATCATACTCAGACCCTAAAGAAGGTCATAACGGAACTATCTACCAAGCAACGAATTGGATTTATCAAGGTGATAAGTTACGATTCAACGATAGTTGGAGTTTTAAGTTTAGTGAAGATGGTGAGTGGCAGCATGGGAGAACGATATTTCCATATTATGGAACTAACGACCCAAAGAAAATCCAACAACAGATTGATAAACCATTTTGGATTCGTAAAGAACCACGTAAACATCGATATGTTTACATTCTTGCCAAAGGTGGTGAAAGAAGGAAGTTACTCAAAAATCTGAAACATCCATCTTTACCATATCCAAAATCAGAAAATGAAGTAGAATTAGAAATACATAAATTAGAACCAATTGAAAGTAGAGGGTAAACATTATTGTGATGTAAGTAGAGTTAGTGTAGCTCCGATAGCAAAATCTATCGCTAAGGATATTATCATAAAGAAACACTATACCCACGCTTGGACTGCGTGTAGATACGCATTAGGTATTTACTACAGAGGTGATGAAGAAGATGTATTCGGTAATCAACAACAACTTATCGGATGTGCTATTTACGGATTCCCAGTCGGAGCAAAAGCACCTACTTCAGTATGTGAGGATTTAACCAAAGATAATATCTTAGAGTTGACTCGTTTGTACGTTGATGATGGATATGGTTCTAATATCGAATCAAACGCACTATCTAAAACATTTAAGTGGATTAAAGAAAACGATAAGAACATCAAAGTTCTATTATCATACGCTGATAATGGACAAGAACACTTAGGTGGTATTTACCAAGCTACCAATTGGATATATCAAGGTTTGAATACTGATATCGCTCTAATGCCTAATTGGGGTATCTCACTTACAAAAGACCCATATCAATGGATTCATAGTAGAACTGTATTCAACAATTGGGGTAGTGGTAATTTAGAACACTTAAAAAGAGAAATCGGTAAAGATGGATACAAAGAGTTTTGGAGAAGGGAAGAACCACCAAAACATAGATACATCCAATTACTACCTCAGAATAAAAAAGAAAAGAAAGATTTAATGAAAAGGTTGAAGCATGAAATCAAACCTTATCCTAAATCAGCAAGAGACTATAATACGGATGTTATTAGACACGATGCATATCCACCAGAAGAATCTAATGAGATAAATTTTTGGTAGTTTAAAAAATATTTCGTATATTAGTAGTAATAATAAGTAAAAAGTAATAAATTATGAGTAAAAATAAATTTAATACTGTTGTATCTGAACTACGAACCCTTTGGGAAGGTAATATAAGTAGATACGAAAATGTAGTAAGTGGTATATCAATATCACCAAAAACACTTCTTGAAATTTGGAGTAATAAAGATGATGAAACTGATACTGAGATAAAAAATAGTCCAGGAAACAGACCACCTAATTATAAAAACATACCTAAAAGACGAAATAAGTTCGCATACCTCATAGGTTGTGTATGTAAGGTTAGAGATTACAATATGTTACCGGTATCTATGATAATTCCTGAAAA